CGCCGGTGGCTCCGAAGAAGCCGTCGGTGCCGGGCGGCTCCTCGACGCCGCAAAGGCCCGAAAGGCCGCGGCAGACGGCGAGCGCCGGATGCCGGACGTGCAGGACCGAGTTCTCCTCAACCTCGACAACCGCGAGGTGCGGGAATCGTCGGACGGAGAGCGCACCACCGTCCAGATCATGGCCAATGAGCTGGCTCGCGACGGGTTCGTGCTGCGCGCTGATGGGGTCGATACCACGAACTACATGAAAAATCCGGTGGTGCTCTGGCAGCACGGCCGCGACCCGCGCCGGGGCACTGAGCCGATTGCGACCACGGTAGACATGCAGCGCGCCAGCGGAGGGCTGGTGGCAACCATCGAGTGGGCGGAGGATGATTTTGCCCAGCGCATCAAGCGCAAGGTGAAACGCGGGGAGATCCGAGCGGCATCGATCGGGTGGGACACCCCGGAGGGCGCCGTCGACGTTGAGGAGGTCGACGGGCGAGAGCGACCTGTCATCACCGAATCTGATATGACCGAATTTTCCTTCGTGGGGGTCGGCAGCGACCCCGACGCCCTCGTCCTGCAACGCGACGAGCTCGTCCTGCACCGCGACGAGGGGCCCCTGCAAGACCTGCAGGCGCGCGTGCAGCGAATCGAATCAAAGCTGGAAGACACGCTGGACGCGCTAAACGGCTGCCAAAGCGCCAACCGGGCTGCGGCTACGGCCGCCTCAGCGCCCAACGAGTCCGCCTCGCCCGCCACGGCGGAAGAGGCTGCCTCTGAGGACCCTGATGATCAAGCCCCTGAGGGAGACGAGGCGCGCTACGTGCGCCTAGAGGACCTTCGCGCCCTCAAAAAGGACGTCGAGCAGAAGCGAAAGGCGAAGGCCGAGGAGCTCGCAAAACGTGAATTAGGAATGGCTTGATCACTTATGGACACCACCAACATGACCGATTTTGCACGCCCATATTTTGCACGCACATACTGGATTTGGGCCGTTGTGCTCTTCGTCACCGCCACCGCGTGGCTGGCCGGCGAGATGTCGGCCGCGTCGGAGGTCGGACACAGTGGCCTTATGCTTGCGGCCGATGGCGGCGCGGCGGGCGCTGCCGGGGCAGCTGCAGCCGGGGCAGCCGCAGCCGCCGGCGGGACTGGGACTGATGAGGGCGGCGACGGAGACCGCGTCGTTGACCTTGAGACTGCCCGCGACCTGCTCGGCGACCTCGACGAGGACCCGACCGACGACGAAATCGAGCGGGCCATCGAGGAGCTGCAGGAGCAGCGCTCCGACGGCTCGGCCGATCACGGCTCGGCCGATAAGACCGAGGTGAATGCGGGCGGGCGCAACAGCGTCGATGCCGAGCGGGCGCCGGACTGGCGCCGCCGCACCGTGCGCTACATCCGCTCGCGCATCCTCATGGAGTCGGACGACCGCACGCAGGTGCGAGAGGGCCAGGAGATTCAGGCCGATCTTCTTCGGCAGACGGCGGCGATGCCCGACAGCCAGTGGGAGCAGGAGTCCGAGCGGGCCGAGGGCATCTTGGAAGACTCTGGCCTCGGCTTCCGCCAGCGCCGGCGCGTGCAGGAGCGGCTCTACTCCCTCGACGACGCCCGGGATGAGCTCCAGCAGAAGCTGGGGCGCGGCGATCGCGCCGGGCAGTCGACCCTCTCCGGGCCCGAGGGAGAGTATCTGCTGCCCCAGCCCTTCATTGCCGAGCTGTACGTCATCATCGAAGAGTACGGGTACGCCCGGGACATCTTCACCACCATCCCGATGACGTCGAAGAACCTAAACTTCCGAGAGGTCGCCACCAAGCCGGTCGCCTTCTGGGCGGGCGAGCTTGAGCAGGGCACCGTCTCGGAGGTCAAGTGGGGCCAGGGCGGCATGACGGCCTCGAAGCTGTTCGGCCTCTCGTTTTGGAGCAACGAATTCGAAGAGGACGCGGCCGTTGCCTTCCTGCCGGTCTACACCCAGCTCCTTGCGGAGTCGATGCAGCAGAAGGAGGACAAGGCCGCTTTCCGCGGCGACGGCTCCAAGACGTTCGGCGGCACGACCGGCCTGCTCAATCGAAGCCGCATCAATACGTACACGCTGGCAACCGGGGAGACGTCCGTGCAGGACATCACCCTGCAAGACGAGATTCGCGACGTCCCCTACGAGCTGAGCAAGGCCGAGCGCCGCAATGCCGCCTGGCTCTTGCCGGAGTCGACCGTCCTCGCCCTCGCGAAGACGACCGACGCGAACGACAACCTCATCATCACGGCGCCGGAAAACTCAAACGCCATCATGCAGCTGGCGGGCTACCCGCTGGTCGACCCCGAGGGCGTGCAGGACGACCTCCTCTTCGAGTCGGATGGCGCCTCGACGCGGTTCGGGGCGTTTGGTGACTTTGGCCGCAACCTCTTTGGGCAGCGGCGCGGGATGAGCATGGAGACCTCCACGGAAGCGGTGCTCCACGACTCCAACGGCGACGTGATCGTGAACGCCTTCCAAGAGGACGCCACCGCGGTGCGCACCACGGAGCGGATAGCCTTTGGCTACCCGCAGGCCGGCGCACAGATTGCCCTCGAAACCGCTGCGTAAACGGTGCTGCGTACACGGTGCTGCGTACGCGGTGCTGCGCACACGGTGCGGCGCGTCTCCGCCTGTCCATCCTCGCGGTACCGTACTCCCCGAGACGCGAACGTACTTTCCGAGACGCGAACTTACTTCCCGAGAAGTACCTCGTAGGCCAATGGCAGATTCGATCCAGCATGAGATGCACCGATCCGGCGCCACGACCGGCGCAAAAACGGGACGGCTCCGCTCCTACGACGCGGGCGAGACGCTCGTCGCCCCGGAGGGAGAGTTTGCCCACCTTCCCGAGGGCGCCTACACGACCCGAGAGGCGTCGTACCGGGACCGGTCCGAGGCAGAAGGGGGCGGAGACGCCTCAGCTGTCGCTTCCGAGGCCTCGGACTGGACCCTCGGGCAACACGAAGGAGGCGGATGGTATCGCCTACGCTACGAAGGGGCGCCCATTGAGGACCCGGACGGAGAGCCCGCTACCGTCGGGCGCGGGGAAGACAACGCCCGCTCGATCGTGCAGGCGCTCAACGACAAAGACATCAGCCCCGAGGAGTACCTCGCGTAAGCGCAGGTTGCGCAAGCGCAGGCGCTAACGGACGATCTCGTCCCCAAGAATCTCGTCCCCAAGATGACATTTGCCAGGGGCTCTCGGCACACGCGCATTCTCATCGCACACCCTCCCCCATAGCACACCCTCCCCGACATGGGAACTCAAACGCTTGACATTGACCGCGCCGACGTCCAGAAGGCGATTAACTCGGACACCGGCGGCTCCAACTCCAGCAACACCGTAAACGGCGACTGGATCGACACGCAGGAGACTCTCGGCGTTCGGTTCATCGTGGCCGCGGCCGTCGCCAACAACGGCTCTCTCGACCTCCACGTCGAGAGCGCCGACGAGCCTGGGCAGTCCGACGCGGCGGACGTGCCGGACAAGTACCTGACCCGGGCCGAGGCCGACATCTCGCTCGACGCGGTCGACGAGGTGGTCGCGATCGGCTACACCGGCCCCGAGCGCTACGTTCGGATCGTCGCCGATGAAAATTCCTGGGATGGCCAGATTTACGGCATTGCGGAGACGCTCCCCGAGACGGGACAGCCCGCCGACACGACCACTGCGTAGACTCGTCTCGTAGCCTCCTCGTCTCGCGTGTTTTATCGCCGTCTGTTTTATCGCCGAATGTTTTATCGCCGTGTCCTACCGCCACCTCATCACGGGCGAGGCCCTTTATGAGGCGGACCCCTCCGCCGCGATTGTCGCGGACAAAAGCGAGTCGCTCGGAAGCGAGATGAAGGGCCTCATCGAAAGCGTGACGACACTGATTGAGGGGCACCTCGGGCTCGACGGCCCGCAGTCCGGCCTGATCGTTCGCCGCCACACGCAGGCCATCGAGCGCCACCAGTGGGCCGGGTCCGACGCGCTGGACGGCTGGGTGGCGTGGGCGAATCAGCGCCCGGTGCTGCAGATCGATGCCGGCGGGGATGATCTCTCCGGCATTCGCATCGCCCGCACGGACCCGTACCAGCTGGCCCGACACGCGCCCGAGGCCGGGACGATCACGTACTTCGGCGGCTTTCGCCGCCCGGACCAGGCCATAAGAGATGCTTCAGGAAGCGGCGCTGAAAGCGACTTGCCGACCGACAGCAGCGAGCCGCTGGAGGGGCTCACGGCCCTCCCCCCCACGCTTCCGGGGGCGGTGCAGGGGGCGGCGGCGCACATCGCGCTGCACGTGCTCCAGAACCGCAAACAAGGCCGCCTCGGGCGCCGCACGCAGCAGAGCTTTGGGAGCCAGCAGGTGACGAGCGAAGGCGCAGACCCACGGTACGTCCGTCGCCAGCTCGGTCGTCTCGACACGCTTCGCGCCCGCCGCCTTGTCGTGTAGCTCACAGCGTAGTCTCGCTCACAGCTTAGTCTCGCTCACAGCTTAGTCTCGCTCACAGCTTAGTCTCGCTCACAGCGCTTATGCCCGGTGACCTCGCCGACTTATCCGACGGCATGCAGGCGGTCGTGGGGCGGCTCGAAGACGCCGCCCGCGAGATCCTTCGCGAGGCCCAGCAGCTAGTTGGGGACATTGCGACGGGGCGCTACATGCGATCGGCTGCGGGGCGCGCTGCGGTCAGCGACGGGCCCTCCTTCAATGACCGCGTAGGCGAGGGGACGCTCCGAATCATGGGCGGGCGCCTTTCGAACAGTCTGCGCGGGGCCCGCACCGACCGGGCGGCGCCGGAGGGCATCAGCCGGATTGCCGTCAACATTGACGGGTCCGGGGCGACGCTCATTTTTGGATCGGCCGTGCCCTACGCGAGGATCCATGAGCATGGGGGCACGATCCCCGTCACCGAAGCGATGCGCGGGTTCTTCTGGGCAAAATACTACGAGGCCGGGGCCGACCGCCCGGCGCTGCTCTCCGGCGCAGGGGCGGCGGCGCAGTGGAAGGCCCTTGCGCTCGGGGCAGAGCACAAGTCCCGCTTCCGAATTCCAGCCCGGCCCTATCTGGAGCCGGCCCTGGAGGACGCCCGTCCGAAGATTCGGAAGCTGGCCGAAGAGACGCTTTTCGACACGCTGAATGCATCGCTCGACTAAGTGCTCCGCTCGACTAAATGCATCGCCCGACTAAATGCATCAATCGACTAGATGCCCACTGAAACGGACAAGCGCGAGGCACTTGTGGCCTTCATCGAGTCGACGCTCGAGGCCGCTCAGGCGGGGGTCCGTGTCGAATCGCGCTTCCGCAAGCGGCGCACCGCGCAGAAGGCCGAGCGCGACGAGGTGATGGGGGACCCGCCCTATTACGCGGAGGTGCAGCGCGAGGGCTACCGGCCGGGCGAGAGCAATTCGCCCACCACCGGCGGGGCTCCCCGGCAGCCCGCTCACGAATACGGCGTCAAGCTTTATTACGGCTACGAGGACGCCGACGAGCGGAAGGCCAGCTGGGACGCGCTTGTGGAAGGCAGCGCAGGGCTTTTGCTGACGCTTCGCCAAAAAGAGTCGATCGACGACGACAGCGGCACCTACCACCTATCACAGCCGAGCGACGTGCAGGAGTTCGTGACGGCCCTCTCCAATCGCGGCCCCGACGGCGAGCTTGCCTGGTACGTCGAGTTTTCGATTGTAGTCACGCACATTGAACCCCCATTATAGCCCCCATTACAGACCCCTTAGCCCATGGCTGGCACGTACAAAAACGCGAAGCTCACGAAGGTCGAGGCCAACTCGCAGGACGCATCCACCGGCGCCATTTCCACCACCGACGTGGAGGGCGGCGAGCAGGACCTGGGCGTGGAGGTTCCCGACTCGGTCACCGACCCCGACGGCGCGACGGTGTACACGGTGGCGCGCCTCCCGGCAAGCATCGCGATCTTCGACTACGACTTCTGCGGTCTATCTCCGCACACGCGGAGAT